TCTCGGCGGCCGGTTCGGCGCGGAGCCCGCCTAGTCGGAAGTCGAGAGTTATGGTAACAACATCTGTTACAGGTTGGGCGAGTTAAGCTGTGTGCGGGCGGGAATTGGACGAATGCAGCTAATGCAGGTTCGCAGTATCAGAATGCGAATTATTGGCAGTGGAATTCGAATACGAATCTCAGCAGCCAGTTCAGCACGGATCCAGGGCGCGGAACGCTAACTCCTGGCTGGACTCGCTAACCTTGTCTCAGAATAGGCAAAACACGCAACGGAGGAGATAGGCAACTAGTACCCGGTGGGAACGTTGCCTATCTCAAAAATCAATATGAAACGTCACGGTGACCTTTTTGAGAAGATAATTGAGCTAGATAATATCTATCTGGCTTACCGAAAGGCCCGAAAAGGTAAGTGCTGGCAGAATACTATCAGCCGGTTCGATGATGATCTGGATGAGAACATTTTCAATATCAGGGACGCTCTGATTGAAAAGACCTTCACCACATCTCCGTACACGGAGAAGATGATCTACGAACCGAAGCAGAGGATCATCTACAAGCTGCCTTTCAATCCTGACAGAGTGGTCCAACATGCCTTGATGAACGTCCTTGAGCCAGTTTGGAGCGGCCTGTTCATCCATGACTCGTATGCTTGCCGGACCGGAAAGGGGATTCATGCCGCAAGTCGAAGAACCATGGACTTCATAAGAGCGGCAGGACCCGGCGCTTATTGCCTGAAAATGGACATCTCGAAGTTCTATCCATCGATAGACCACGACATCCTCTTTGGGATCGTCCGGAGAAAAATCAAGTGCTCAGACACTCTCTGGCTGCTGGAGGACATCATCTACAGCATTCCAGGAGGCAAGAACGTGCCCATCGGGAACTACACAAGCCAATGGCTGGGCAACCTCTACATGAACGAGTTAGACCTGTTCCTGAAGCACGAAATGAAAATCAGGCACTATATCCGGTATTGCGATGACTTCATTCTGCTCCACCAGGACAAGAGATTCCTTCACCAAATGGCAGAAGAGATAGAGCGTTTCCTGGCAGAATGGCTCTCTCTGACCCTCAGCAAGAATGACATATTTCCAGTTCGCCAGGGCATAGATTTCTTGGGATACCGCCATTTTCCTGACCACATCCTTGTCCGGAAGTCCACAGCCAAGCGGATTAAGCGCAGGATGAGATCTCTTCCCGGCCAGCTTGCCAGAGGCGAAATCACGCCAGATCAATATCGATCTTCGATGGCCTCGACAGAGGGCTGGCTCATGTGGGCGAATAGCCACAACTTCAAGCAATCTCTGGGGCTTGCCAATGCCTGAGCGGTTCGGAGACTTCGCCGACGAAGAAACATTCGAAGGAGAGAAGCTCCGGCTCGACGAGGTCCTGAACAAAGAAATCCTGGTTACTGGATATAAAATCAAGGACAGCCACCAGAAGAAAGGCACACAATATCTCACGATTCACTTCGAGCTTGAAGGCAAGCAGCACATCACTTTTACAGGCTCGATCGTGCTGATGAACCAGCTGAAGAAATATGAATCGCATCTGCCATTTCTATCAATTATAAAGAAAATAAATAGGCACTACACGTTTTCATGAGGTGACACGATGAGAGGATACCCCAAAGGCCCGCTCACCAAGCGGGATTACGAGAATCTGTTGGCCATGCCGGAACACGCCGAGAAAGCAAAGGCCGATCTGGCCCGGCTTGCGGAGACAGACGACAGCAAGACCACCGTCGACCAGGGCACGGAGAAATCACCGAAGCTCGTGGAAATTGACAACCCCCTGCCGGCCTGGAAGCGAGCCGGATTTGCGGACAAAACGGAGCTGGTTGCTCTGGCGGATGTGAAACTGGAATTAATCGAAAAGGCATGATCTCATGAGAGTAACCGATGTGGATTGGCGGGCCATGTTCCGGGGGTGGTGCGTGGGAGGGAACCGGGAGGACGTTCTCTATAATTAGATCGATATGCGATGAAGTCCTAGCTGAAAAGCCACTACGTAGGGTTACTATAATAAGGAAAGAATAATAGTTTTCCCGGTCTTGGGTCAGCGCCCTTCTGCGGGAAAACCCCCCTTCTTATTACAGATTTAAAGAGGTATAGAAAATGAAAGAGATATTTGCCATTGTGATGGTTTTATTGGCTCTACTCTGCTGGTCTGGTCAGGCAGGCGCAGCCAACTACATGTACGAAAAGAATTCGGTCAAGGGCGTGGGCTACCTGGAGCAGGAGAAGATCGTCCAGACCCAGGTAGGCTTCACCGGCCAGAAGCTGGTCGAGCATGTGGCCGGATCGGGAAACGTGGTCCTGTTGCGGACGGAGCTGGAGGCCGAGAGACAGATGAACAGCACCGGCTCGAAAATGCCTTGCACCTATCCCAATGTCTGTGCCATGGACTACATCAACTACACCAAGGACGCTGAGTTCGAGTACATGCCCATATCTTATCAGACCGGCCAGTACGACGCCAAATGGGTGGACAAGCTTTGCGTCCAGAACTACAGGATCGGCGCCGTGCTGACTGAGATGTACAGCCACGCTGAGCACCTGCAGAGGACCACCGAGGTCAAGACCAGGGGCTATGACAACTCTTGTGTCGAGAACTGCTGCACGGGGGTTCTTGAGGCCAACATCAACAGCAATGTCATTGGCGTTGCCCACATAGGCTGGATCTCCAGGGACCCCGAGCCCAACAGGCTGCTCAAGGGCCGCCACGCTGAGTACGGCAGATCCGTCGAGGACCTGACTGGAGTATTTGCGGTCGAGAAGTTTGTCCAGCTCTGGGGCAATTCCACATGCGGTGCTATCAGCGTAGACTGGCTGCCCTGCATGTGATTGGGGCGCTGCTCATCTTTTTGAGCGCTCCATCCTTTTCTCAGGATCTTCCGATTGATATTGTCCGGGAGAAGTCTCTACACTCTCGAAATGTTATTGATGAGTCCAAAATCACAATCAAGCAGTCCTGGGACCATCCGGACCTGGGAAGGCTTCGGACAGGGGACAACGTATACCGGGATGCTCCAGTGCTTGTGCCCGGCTCATCCTGGCTGGCTTACGTGAGCCAAAGTGTCATTGGGAGCTGGAACGGCAGCTACGCGCCCATGGCATTCCAAACGATAGATAGGTGATTATTTTGCCAGAAGATGAAATTGAAACCGAGGAAGACTACCTGATGGTGGATGGCATATGCTGTTTTCCTGATGAGGTAAACGCAAAGCCAAGCCAGATTAGGTTTGCCAGCCCCTTCATAGGCTTCAGCGACCTGATAAAATCGCTGATCGTCGATACCGAGGATGGCCCTAAAGAAGTCCCATATAGCGGCAAAATCGCTGATGAAAAGATCATAGGCTTCGTGAAGGACCAGCTCACGATCGACTTCCTGCAGGAGGCGCACGGCGGAAGAGGGATACTGGTCGCTTCCCCGGCCAGCCCAAAGCAGCTCATGACAGTGGCCGAATGGGAGGAGCAGTACGGGACAGATCCCATAGCCCTGGTCCTCATGATGCGACTCTGGTGGAAGGGCATGGGCGGCGGCGTCCGGTCCCTGGATTCAAACAAATATAAAAAGCTTGGAAAGGTGATATAAATGGCAGAAAGCGTAATTGGATCTAAAGAGGTGGCTATCGCCATCATAAGCTATGCATTGGTACTTCTCGGAAAGTCTACAGGCATCGATTTTCCTCTCACACCTGAACAGATATTTGCCACGGGAATCGCCGTTATGGCGATGGTGCGGGTATTGTGGACTTCTGAGAAGATCCAGAGCATTCTCCCAAAATGAGGCTGGATGGCCGACGATTGCGATCCTGCGGTCTTACACGCCCGAGTATGCGTGCTAGAATCAGACAGCAAGCGGCATGAATCGGATATCAGCCAGATATGGAGCGAAGTCTCTACCCTGAAGATATATGCATCAACTCTACCAGAAATTAAAGAACGCCTAATAGCCATCCAGGAACAGGTGAGCAATCTACGAGATTGTAGTATCAAGAGCGACGCGAAAGTAACGACCTTAACCGCCATATGGCGGATTGTGAACCAGCCGGTAACTATGTTCGCATCGTTCGCTATTGTCATGGCATATCTTCATTTTGTGGGGAAATGATGAGGCTCAAAATTTTTGACCTGATGGACGAGCAAGGATGGGTCGGAGAGATCAGGATAGACGAATCGCAGGGCTACCCGGATGTCATAGTTTCCTTCATGGACGAAAGAGAAAAGAACGACTGGGGTAACACATGACAGAAACACCAGTATCCGGCAGCTATATAGCCACGGAAGAAGAGGCGCGGGCATACTTCGCCGGTGACCCCAGGGCTACCGCTTTCCTCGCCCTCTCCTCTCTGGCCTGGTACCTACAGAGGGCTACAAAAATAATCGATAATCTGCCGCTCAAGGGGCGGACATATTATGATTTTGTGACCGTCTCTCCGATCATGGGCCTGCAGCAGGATCGTCAGTTTCCTCGCTGGATAGACGGGATGTGCTACGGCTGGAACGTCAATACGCTGCTGCCCGAAGTGCCACAGGAAGTGCTCGATGCCTGCTGTGAGGAGTCCCTGGCAATATACCTGCATCATGCGGATACTGAAGGCCAGGAACGCGAGACCCTCCAAAACCAGGGGGTTAAGAGCTACACTCTCGGGGGCGGCTATTCAGAGACGTTTGGTTCTTCCGGAAAAGCAAAGCACAAGGGCTTATTGAGCTCAGATGCATTCGATTTCCTGAAAGGCTACATATCCGGGGCGATCGAGGCAACATGGTCATAGGCATCCGCCAGGACGCTTCCCGGGTAGATCGGGCCAACTGGAGGATCTACAACGGTCTATCATCTGGCGTGGGCACATTGAATGGAGATGGCCTGCCGTCCGTGCCCTTCCGGTGCGCTGTGACCGTATCCGTAGCCACAGGCCACACCGATTGCGCCGGATCGATTACAGTAGGCTCTGAGACGCTGACCTTCACGGCAGTCGGGAAGAAGACCACCACCACGAGCCTATCAGCTCTCCCGGTGATCGCCTGTACCGGCCTGGATTGTAATGTGCTGGTTGAGGCTCTGAATTCGGGTGGAGCTCCAATCCTAAAAGAGACGGCAACGGCCATTAGATGCCGGTTCATGAACTCCCAAAAGGCTTTCGTGGACGCATCCGGCGCATGGACTCTGAGCCAGGCCATAGCCGATACGACAGATAGCAATTGCAGTATCGGTGGTATGTTCCGGTTTGATGGTATCGATTACATCATAGGCCAGATAAGCTGTTTTGTCGGCCCGACTGGAACCGAAATATTCAGGCGGCTGTTCTTGAAATGACCCCGGACGAAGAGATCCTGCAGCTTCTCAGGGACTGGGCGCCCGAAATCGTCCGCCTCCTCGACCAGGCTGGCTATTTCGACCTTCCGAGAGATTCTACCAAGAGGGAGATGATAGCCCAGATAGGCCTCAATCCCGGTGGCCGAGTCTACCGCCAAGTCCTGCAGGCCTCGGGAAAGAAGAACCAGGCCATAAGCAGGATCGTCTTGGATGAGTACTCTCTCCGAGAGTTCAAGGCCGGAGCGCGTGAAGTCGCTATGCAGCTCAATATCCCTTTCTCGAAGTACGATTGGAACGAAGGGGCCCAGGAGCATTTCGAGAAGCACGGCCTCCAGCTTGTGAAGAACCTGACTCAGACGGACATAGACAGCCTCAGGGAGCGGATCCAGTACGATTTCAATCTCAATCCCAAAGACTTTGCCAAGAAATATGCGTCCTCGTATTCCTGCAGCCCGGCTAGACTGGAGAGAATCAAGCGAACAGAGACGCATACTGAGGCACAGGCGGGGGGGTACAACTTCGCAGAGCTAGCAGATTGCGAATTCAAACAGTGGATGTGCACGCCTCTATCCAAATGGCCTCGGCCGTCCCACAGGGCGGTCTGGTACGAGGTTAGGAAGCTCTACGAATCTTTCAGTAACGGCCTCATGTGGCCATCAGATCCCAACTGCAGGTGCTACAATCTGTATTTCATTGACAAAGATCACTTGAAATGGGGGGCAAAGCATGGCTAAAATCGAGTTTGTGAACCTCCGAGAAGTCCAAGATGGACTTAAGAAGCGCCAGGACAAGCTCAAGAACATCCCCAAAGTAGCTCGCCAGATGGGCGTCTTGGCTACAAACGAGATCCATCCCCTATGTGCTGTGAAAACCGGAAACTGGCGAGACTCCGTCCATTCCGAAGTGAGCCAGATGTCTTCCTTCAAATGGGAGCTTTGGGTGGGCAGCAAAGGGGCTTTTTCGGCCAATGGCTACAATTATGGGGCGCTGCAGGAAAGGACGAGGCACCCCATCGAAATAGGATGGTACAAGGCTAAACCGGCCATGACCGACCTATGGCAGAAAATGATGCACGGTGCCATATCTAGGAATGTATCTATGGGCAGTTCGGATAGTCGGGGTTTTGGTGAATCTATGGCTACCGAGTTCGCAATAATGGGCGGCTTCTAATGTCCAACTTCTCCGACTACGTCGCCATTATCGCCCAGGTCCTCAGCGACGACGACATCATGAATGCTCTGGTGGATGGTCAGATTATACCTGGATTCCGACGCTCTAAGGCCGATTCGTATCTGGGTGGATCCAATCAGGCCTGCGTGGGCGTGAGGAACATCCTCAGCCAGGACCAGCCCCTGCCAGGATGTGCCTACCATGGTATTAGTAAGTATGATGATCGGATCGAGATTGTAATCATCAGTATCTCAGATGATGATGTTTATGCCGCATCAATCGAAGCTGTCGTAAAACGACTGCTGAAAGGCAGCGTCATGAAGACAATGAATAACATAGCGTACAATTTCGCAGTTGGAAAGCTCGATTTTTACCCGCTCAATGATGATTTAGTTCCGGCAAACTGGATTCAGCGAGTGGGGACGACTGGAATAACATATTTGGATGTGTAGTTATGGCAGAAGGACCACAATCGATTACCTCTAAGAGGTTAGCGTTAGCATTCGAGGCTGCGGGGGTTCGGGCATCAGCTCCGACCGTGTACATAATTCCGGGCGGATCAATCTCCCCACAGTCCACGAAAAGCACCGAGAAAAGAAGAGTTACCGGGATGAGAGACCCTGTTCTGGGCACACGAGGCCCGGAGAGCTTCAAGGTCAGCATACCCATGTTGGCTATTATAGAAGATAATGGCCTTGGCGAGCTCCTCCTGGCTGCTCTGGGCACCGATACACCCTCAAGCCAGTATGGCACGAGTGGAGCATATGATCACGTCTTCACGGCAAATGACATGATCAAGAGCTTCACGCTTTGGTGCTGGGACCCACTGGACCCTCAGAGTATCAGGATGGTCCTCGTCGATACCTGGAAGCTGGAGGTTGACAAGGAAGCCAACTCTGTGCTCTGGACGTTCGATTGTGTAGGAACTGACATGCAGAGTTCAGGCACCTTCGGATCTGCAACATACATCAACGTTACAACCCAGAAGCCCAATATGATCCCAGCCGCCCAGTCTATCCTGGAGTACGGCGAACCCCAGAGCAATATATCCCAGTACTGGGAAAAGTTTGCAGTCACCACAAAGGAGAACCCGGCATTCGGTGCACCTGGAAAAGCACCAGTTCCGGCCGGTTCCGCATCTCCTCGCCTTTGCGTGAAGGGAGAAAGAGACACTGATTGGCAGATTGACTTCATAGATACCGATGGCATAGAGCGCAAGAGGTGGAGGCAAGGCGGAAACACAATACCCACAGCAACCGCTCAACAGGACGTGCAGAGTGCCACAAAGCTCAGGCTCAGGTGCTTTGGATCTGCGATAGGTTCATCCGCTATCTGGGGGTATGCTCACCAGGCCAATGGTGGCACAGTCACAGCCACTTGGGGAGGGACATACAGCGGCACCGACCCGGCGGAGTTTGAGGCGATGTGTACCACAGCAGGAGCCACAGACAAATTCAAATGGCGGAAGAACGGCGGGCCTTGGTCTACGGAAGTCACGGTCACAGGTTCGGCCCAAACCCTGTCCGATGGTGTGACAATTACATTCAGCGCAACCACCGGCCAGACGCTCAATAATTCTTGGTATGGGTTCACCCATTATCAGAGGATGATCGAGTTCACGAGCCTTTCAAACGTCATAGACGACGTGAACTCGATCGACTCGACCGACTTCGAGAAGGCCACGGTCAAAGGCTTCTTCGAGGGGGGGCTCACTGATGCGAAGCCATCGGTGACTCTCAGGAACACCAAGAGCACCACATATTCCTGAAAGGCCTGGGGCGAGAGCCAGCTGGAGACTGATCTGGCGGGCTCTGATAACGATCTTCTGTGGGAGTGCGGCCTACCGGACGTGCTCCCATCATTAGAGTACGTCGTGGCCGGGAACAATACGCCCCTGTCATTCTCGTGGAGCGAGATCCTGTATGATCTCGTTATCAACGTGGCCACGGACGGCTCGGGCAATCCAACGAGCACCGCATCCGATATCCGATCCATAATCCTGGCCGACCTGTACATGGCCGATCGGTTCAGAATCAGTTTCAAGACAGGAAACAATGGATCGGGGATCGTGACAGTCATGGCGCACACACATTTCATGGCTGTTTAGCCTTACCTTTTTAGTCCAAACCAATGTTTATAATAAGGAGATGATAAAATTCCAAACGACATCATAGATCCAGATGAGAATATAGAAGCCCTGGCTGAAGCGATGAGCCAGCCAGTGAGGGAAGAGGTCACTATCCTCAACCTGATCAACGGTGCCAGGGTAAAAGTGAGATACCTTCCCCAGAGCATCGCATCATCCTTGGAGTTCGACGACGGCACACCGATCACCCCACCCGGAACCAGGAAGCCCAAGTTTGATTTCAAAAAATGGGTCCGGGAAATATTGCCAAAGCTCAACGGTCTGGCCCTGAAGAATGTACAGATCGTCAACGACATGGACGGCAAAACCGACATCCCCAAGAACGGTATCCGTCTATCACTGATCTCTCCTGGTGAGTTCCGGCGTCTGCAGGAATTATGCTTTCCCGGAGCAAGCGACGATTCACCCGATAGCGAATACGAAGATCTTCCTCATGATAGGAAGAATAGGAAAGGCATTCGGAAAGACGCCTCTCCAGCAAGCACTTGAATATGGCCGGGTATCCCAGGATTTTTTTGATTCCCTCTCTCCTGACCGCCGTATCCTGGTGGATCATCATATCTTGAACAGGCTGATCCAGGCCGAGAATGAGGCCCAAGAGAAAGCCACGAAGACGGCTAAAGAGAATAGAGATCATCCCGGGATGGAGCGTTATCATTCCGAAGACGATTTTTGGGCAGAGGTCGAAGAGGCCGAAAAAGAAAGTCAGGCCTGAGCTTTTCGGGCCGTGCGCTGGGCCTTTTTGTAGCCAGGCATGAAGCCGTCCACCATAATCCTGAGAACGGCGGCAATATCCTGCTGCCCCAAGTTCTTGCGAGCAAACTCCAGGTCTGCGTACTGCGACCTGGTGAACTCGACCTTCACCATCTCCGGGTGTTCGGCCTCTTCCAAGGCATCGAGGATGCTATGAATCTGGTCGATATCTCCCTCATCGAGTGCTGCCCGGACTTGTGCCTTCACTTCTTCATCTAATTCAGTCATTGTCAATAGATTAACGCTTATCATATTTGGAGTTTTCTGTGTCATCTGATACCGATTTGGCATTCAGGGCAACCCTCGATGGTTCGGGTTTCGCTTCCGGTATGCAGGGCATCAATGGCCACCTGAACGACCTGGGGTTCCGGACGAACGCCGCGACCGCCGGGCTGGGCAGCCTTGGCACTGTACTGGGCACCCTGGCCAACCCCATGACGATAGCGGCAGCCGCCGCAATGGCCTTGGGCACCGCTCTTGCCGCGTCAGTTCAAGCCGCGGCCTCGTGGCAAACATCCATGACAGGGGTCGCAAAAACCACCGGCATGGCTGGCCCGGAGCTGGCCGCCCTCTCCAAAGAATTGCTCGACTTATCCGCCAATATGCCGATAGCCGCAAGCGAATTAGCCTCTATAGCCCAAGCAGGTGGATCTCTCGGAATCGCAAAAGAAGAGCTGGCAGGGTTTACGGAGGTCGCTGCTCAGATGGGCGTGGGCTTTGAGATGGCAGCGGATAAGGCGGCCACGTCGGGCGCGAAAATACTGAATGCTTTCGGGCAGGAGATGAACACTGAGAACCTTCGATCGCTTGGTTCTGTCGTCAATGCGATGGGCGATTCGTTTGCCGCCACCGAACCCCAGGTACTTGATTTTCTCAACAGAGCGTCTTTCCTGAATGCCACGATGGGCCAAAACATTCAGCAAGTGGCTGCGTTGGGGACCACGCTGATTAGCACCGGCTTGGATGCAGAGGTTGCGGCAACCGGGATTAAGTCTGCTTTGAACATGCTAACCTCGGAAACTTCTAAAAAAGGAGGCATGGACAACTGGGCTAAACTCATGGGCGTATCGGTCGATGAGCTGAAGGAAAAGATAGCAACAGATCTGAACTCTGCTCTAATTGAGACTGCCAACCAGATAGTAGCTATCGAAGATCCTGTTGAGAGATTCCAAGCTGCTGTGGCTGCTGCTGGCACGGAAGGGGCACCAGCTATCCTGAAGCTCGCCGGCCAGCAGGAGAACTATGCCAAGGCCCTCGGCCTGACCAACGATGAGTGGGAGAAGGCCACCAGCCTCCAAAAAACCTTCGATGCTCAAGCCAGCACTGCAAATTCTCAGTGGCAGATATTTTTGAACACGCTGAACATGGCGGCGGTAGAGCTCGGTACTATCATGCTTCCTGCCATAAGCGAAACTCTGACATTCATGAGCGATCTGGTTAAAGTATCGATAAGAGTCGGAGAAGAGCTGTATAACATCGGAGTCAAGGCATGGGACGCTCTTGCACCGCTGAGAGAACTCTGGAAATATACACCGAGCGGCGTAGCCTCCAACCTGGAAGGCCAAATCTGGGGGGGCATCAAGAATTGGGCCGGTATCGGCACAGAACATGCTGAAACAATGGCAAAAGAGATCTCAGAGAACGAGAATCTCCAGAAAGCAGGGGAAGAGGCTATCAAGGCCGGCCAGGATGCTGGGGTATTTGCGGCAAAAACAGCTGGGTCCGAAGCAGGAACGGAAGCCGGAGATGCTTATGCAGAAGCTATGGCCGGAGCTATATCCCGGCAGTCTGCAGACGTATCCTTAGCTCAGGCGAAGATGTACGAGGAAGGCATAGCCGCACTAAAAGCGGCTGGCTTGTCGGGCGTTCTGATAACCGGCACAGGTGATGCTTATGAGGATCAGATCGTCCGAGAATTCGATTATTTGGGCAAGAGAATTCAGTTCATCGCAAAAGAGGAGATCGGCAAATACAACCTGGGCGATTTTTACCAATATATGTTTAAGGTCGATGGTGCCACTTTCGACACCGGACGACTTTTAAATTATTCGATGTCACCAGTTGAGGCTTTCGAAGCAGCCACGGGTCTACCCGCTCCTGAAGAGGGGACTGCGGCATATTACAGGTTGATGGGGGATGAGATCGCTGCTGCCAGGATCGACTTGCAAAAAGAGCTTTCCAGCGAATCAACATTCGAAATAAAGAGCCTTGGATGGTCAAGTTTCTCCGGAGAATATGAAGGAGCCCAGGAGATCGCCGATGAATTCGAAAAATCCCTTAAGGAAATTAATTGGGAAAGCCTACCAGGGGTAATTGAAAGCGGCGAAAATCTTAAGAAAGTTATACTGGACAGTTCCTCATCTGCCCTCGCAGCAGAACCATTCCTGGGATTAGTCGATGAGCAAATATCAAAGTATCAGGCAGCACTAGTGGCGGGGGTAGCAGACTCCGCGAAAATTATGGAGTCGGAAATGAACCGGCTCGGCGAACTGTCCAAGGACGCCTTCTCGGATGGGTTCCTGTCGGAGAGTGAACGGGGCACTCTGCTGGGTCTTGAGCCTGAACTCCAATTGCTGAAGGCCACATTCCCCGCGGAATTTGAGAAGGCCGGCGGAGACGCTATTTTGGCCATGATCGAAGCCATAAAGGCCGGTGACCTGCCCGGCGCTCTGGCGCTGATCGGCAAGGAGGCTGGCGAAGAGTTCGCACAAAACCTGCTAGGAGCTGCCGCCTTGGTGCCCCAATCCCTGGCAGAGCTCATAGCTGATCCCAACGCTCTGAAGTCTGCGGCAGTCGATCAAGACCGATTCTGGCAGGGGACTGTCCTCCCAACAATCAAGGACAATGCAGAAGACGCAAAGAAGGCTTTCGATAGCGGCCAGTTCACCACCGAACAGATCTATGAGAACTATATCAAGCCCATGTCTCAGCTCACCGATTACATGCCGGGATGGGTTGATGAGATCAACTCGATGTTCAAATCCGGGGCTATCGATATTGACGATTATATCTATATCCTGGACGGGATGACCAAAAAGGCATCGGACACCGTGGAAAAGACCAATGCCCAAACCAAGGCCGTGCAAGACCAGGCGATTGGATATGACAACCTGAAAAAGGCAATGGAAGACTGCTCCGAGTGCGCCGTCTCAGAGTTCGGCCAGTGGCAGGAAGCCCAGGATGGCCTGTTCCAGGATAGCTACATAGGGCCCGGAGGTCAGGGATACCTCGACTGGAAGAATCAGCAGATAGCAGCCATAGCCGAAACGCAAGCAGCTATGCGGGCCATGGGCGGTGTATCTGTAGGCCAGCAATATGAAATGCCCGAGGCTCAGATCAAGATAGGGGCTGACACCTCACCGGCCGAAACCGCAAAATCCAATCTGGAGGCCAATATAGAATCTTCCAAGCCAGACATGACGCTTGGCATTGAGACTCAGGCCGCCATGGACGAAGTGACCCAGCTGGTCACTTACATAATCACGGTGAACCCGACCATGAGCGTCCAGGTATCCGTATCAGCCTATGCCGGGGAGATTCAGGCCATTGTCGCTGATGCAATCAGAAGCGCACTGGCATAATCTGGATAATTGTTCCTGTGCCAACCTGGATCTCAACAGGATCAATTGCTTGGATCCAAGGTGCACGATAATTGAGATCGAGTCCTCCCATCGTGTTTTTGGGCTGATAGACGAGGGGCATGGTCTCAGATATCCCAGTGCAGTTCAGTGTTAGCAGACCGTCTTCTGTATCAGTAATTTCGCCATAATAGGTGAATCCTCCGATCACGGTTACAGCCGATTCCTGGGCAGTGCCTACGAGAATTGTAACAAGAATAGCACAGAGCAGTTTCCACATAAGAGCATCTCAAGTTTTCCGAGGTATAAACATTCTCCACGACTTTGATACTCATTATTGGCTAGCGAAGCTCAGATCCGGCCAATGGATATCCGCCGAAGACCACGCCAGCCACGAACCGATATTTCAGCAGGCTAAGAGGATCAGGATAGAGCCCCTGAGCGCAGCCACCGTCCGGGCCATTCTGGAGGCCGATGTGCCGGACGGCTATACAGCATTCCTCCGGACGGACATCCACCAGGATATAGCGACGAATCAGATAGCCCGTCTCGGCTATATCATGGCACTTGAGCGAGGTCGCTGGGAAGAACCTGGAAAGATTGCACTTTCGGATCTGCCCTTGGTGGACGGCTTCCGGGCAGAGCTCTGCTGCTGGAACGGCCAAGTAGATTTTGAGGCATCTTCTAATTTTTCTTATGAAGTGGTGAGCGAAGATGGCATGGACTTATATAAATTCAAGAAGGTGTAATATAAATGAGCGTAGGCATATCTAGATACTTTGGCGCTGGTCCAACCCGGATAGACATCACCAGCATTGGCCTGAAACACAAGACTATAGATTCATATGAATTCAATGCCGAGCATCCAATACCCAAGCCAAGCTCTGGAAATAAGCACGGATATTGGGCGACTATTGCGTTGTACTCAGACGTGCTAACAGAGATCTACAGCGATCCGAAAATATATGGCGGCGGAATTCCAGCCGTGCCCGAACCAAATCCCAATGGGTATGTGGCCTGGACTGGTGCCGTGCTGTATATCGGGGATGAGTGCACAGATACCTATGATCAGGCCACCGGGACACAGGACGATTCCGGGGATGAGCTAGTAGCAGGCCATGATCAGGTGTCAGCAAAGACAAACTTTCTATCGACCTACACGAGTTTGAATATGAAAACTGTGGGCTTGAACGGCGGTGGAGCTAGCCTTGGGCCGCTATCCTTAGCACAAAGGATTTCGAAGTATGTCTTCATGCAGCTGACTCTTGGAACTACATGCCTGGCCGGGTCGCTTGTGCCTGCCACCATATATATGCGGTACAGTGTCACAAGTTGATCGAATAATTCTAACATCGCTCCGGGGGTATTTTTATTATAATTGGCACCAGCCGAATAGGCATTGGTCGCATCGACATTAGATCCGGAAATGCATCAATTTTAGAGGTGCTCACGAACGCGAGCATCCTTGAGCGGCTCTATTTGGAGATGCTTTCCAATGCCAATATCGTGAACGTCACCCTATTAGACATGCTCACGACTGCCGATATTGACCCCTACAGTCACCGTGAGGTGGTCACGAGCGCCTCTATAATCGGCACGGAAAATCTTCCGGTACTCACGAGTGCCAGCATTTCAGAGATGATTGCCCTCGCGCTCGCTACCAATGCTTCTATTGTGACCACGGCGCTCATCTCAATGCTAACCGGAGCGTCTATTATCGGCCCGTCCACTACACAGATCATCAGCAATGCCAGCATCAGCGGTCCAGTAATCAAAGCGATGCTCACGAATGCATGCGCTGCTTCCAGGATTGCATTAGAGCTTACGACCTGGGCACATATCTGCGAATACGCAATGCAAGAGCTGGAAACGAACGCTAATATTGCTTCCTTCTTCGCAGCCGTAACGCCAACGAATGCGGATATCCTCGATCCCCGCTACTGGGCGCTCGGGCCGGAGGGTGGTGTCATAGACCTTTCAGGAATGGTCTATCTGCCCCAGGCCCAGGGCTTCGGGCTGAAGACCTCCAGGCAGAGGCTACAATCCACCCGGCGGATCAACCTTCTCGACGACGGCATGGAGGGCGGAGAACGCCGGTTTACGGTGGGCTTCACCTCAGATTCAGATCGCCAAGCCTTCCAGGAGGATATCAACAACGACTCCGAGAACCTCATCCTTCACGTGGGCCGGTCTGACCGATACCACCGGATCAGGAAAGTTTCCGTCGAGCCGGGCCAGGACGACCTATGGAAAGGCATAGCCACACTGGATATTTCATGCCTGCTGGAGGACCCGTACCTCTATCATGCAATCGACCAGGGCGTGAACCTCGGGGCCAGCCCACTGCCTCAGGCCGGCGTCAGCAAATACAACTACGGGAACATGGATTCGCCGATCCTCTTCAAGATTGGTGGATTCTATTCCGGAGGCCTCCAGCTCACCAACCCCACTGTCTCCGACGGCACGAGAATCTTGAGCCTGGGGCCAGGACTTCTCTCGAGGGAATACGCAGAGCTCACTTTGGACGGGGCCCAGAAGTTCTATCTGACCCATACTTATGAGGACGATTTCGAAACCAACAACTACTGGCAGTACGACGTCGTACAAAGCGGCTGTTCTCTGGCGGGCAGTCAGGTTAGCGTACCTTCGGGATGCTGGTTTTATTATAAATTCCAAGGCCTGCCCCTGAAAGAGAACATCCGGCTGGTGGCAAAGATCGTCACGACCGGATCCCCTCTCATCCAGTACTCGACCGACGGGGTGACGTGGTACACTGCTATCGCTGCAAGCGAAATTGTGAGCGGAGTTCTAAAAGAATATTGGCTGACGGGGACAGAAAAGTTGAGCACCGTATATGTCCGCTTCTATAGTCCTTCGGGATCTTCGATGCTGATCCAGGATATAGTCCAGTTCCAGCTCCTCAGGGACATCAGCGGCCAGCACGATCAGATCCCAATGATAGAGGCAGGCGAAACAGGATCGATGACAGTAGCAGGTTCTGGCAGCACGAAGGCCCGGATTCAGGCTATCTTCAGGGCCAGGTGGCATCCTACCTGATCGGCCTTTTGAATCGGAAAACCATCTCCTTTTCATCATATTCAACTTCGTGCCCCTGGTGAATATTAGTCGGCTGCGTGATCTCTGGTTGCTCAATCTGTCGGAATTCTGAGATATGAGTGTGCATAGGAATCTGTTGTTCTGAAACTATAAGAGGTTTCCTTGTCTTCCGATATTGAAATTCGTGTGACTAATCCAGACGGCTCTATCGTCTGCCCGGTCCTGGTCGACCGGCCTGAGTTCGATGAGTACCTAGACAAGCCCCGGCGGCTCGTGGCCAAGATCGAGAAAGGCAGCGGTCTGGATCCACTGGGGACCGTCCGGGTAGATAGGCGGGGCAAGATCATCCTGCTGGGCCACATCAAACAGCTCGACCAGTCCCGCCAAGAATATGATAGGCTGGTATTGGATTCAGCCGAAGCCCTCCTCGAGGAAAGGATATGCCAGTTCTATCGCTATCCCGCCGGGACGATGCTCAACTCCATGCTGGCCTCTGAAATGGGTGGCTCAGTGGTCGGGCTTCTGGCTATGGCCAACGGCCTGATCCCGAGAGGGGCGTGGAAACCGCTTTCTGGTACATGGTACTGGATTGAAGGGGGCGGGTCAAGTGGCAGGTTCGGGCCAATAACAACATTGTACCAGGATGCTGCCCCTCTTACAAAAGTTATTGACTGGCCTGCCGCTCCTGCAGGCTCATTCTACCAAGACGCCTCGAACCTGGCTATAAGGTGCTTTGATGATCGCAGCCCGGACTATCATCTCATCATAGCTCCAAATTTCAAAGATACTTTGGTCCGGCTCGGGACCATAAGCACCGGAACCACGACCTTCTCGGTCTGCTATGAGGTAGGGGCGAACACCATTTTCCCGGCCATCAAAGCCCTCATCATGGCCGGGGGGCTTGAGTGGACCATCCGCTACGAAAAGGACGGCCATGCCTACCTGGATGCTTCGGCAATCGTCGGAAAGGGTAGCGCTTCGGCTCCGGTGGCCGCCTACATCGAAGGGAAGAACGCTGAGGTCACAGTAGACCAGATGGATGGGCTAGGCAAGCTGCAGGCTCTCCTCGGCCAGGGGGCGGGGTCGGGCATGACTCAGCAGTGTTCCGCTGCACTCGACTTTACGACTCTGGGAGTCTGGAGGGAAGGAGTCTATCGGTCGGGCGGGCTCTTCGGATCGATGCTCGAAGCGGCCACGGAGAAGGTGTTCAGCGACTGCCAGGACCCCACGATCTACAAGGTCCGGGCCATGGACCAGGACTGGAGCCAGGCCGTAGGGAACTATGTAGCCGTCCATCGGGCCGGACATCAGCCTGTCTACAAGCGAATCAAGCACGTCCAGCAGCGGCCAGCCGGGGACATGATCCTGGAGGTGGGCCAGAGGCTCAGGACGCTTTCAGAGCTCTTGAGGGCGGGCGAAGAGGTCCAGAATATCCTCTCCAGCTTCTACGGCAGCCACACGAAGAACGCCTGGAGCTGGAGCATACCGGAGACCAACATAGATAGCTATGAGAGCATATCTCATCAGTTCCTCCTGGCCTCAACCGACGACAGCATCAAGCCAAGCGGCGATAAGACAATAGGCTCTGGGGAGATCGACCCCAACTTCCCGTTCATGGTCCTGCTGAACCTCAAAATAGGCTGGTACACGTCCAGCATACTTAGCTCCCGGACGCCCACCGTATCTCATAGCAATGTCGGGTCTCATGGGGGCTATGGAGGCGGCCAAACCTCTTCCAATCCGATGACGGCCCATAGCGTGCCTCAGCAGACGGATCTAGCCAGCGGGGCACAATATGGGGTAGTATCTAGCCTGTCTTCAATGTCCTATGCGGGCGGCCACGGACACAGTGTGTCTCTGTCCACGACTTCGACAACTACCTGGAGTGGCGGATCGCCGCCCCATACTCATGGGTACTCCCTGGCTTACAGCGGAAGTGCCTCGACTGTGAGCACTCACAACCATTCACAATCCTATAATCAGGTCTGGGTTTCTCCGGTATCCCACACTCATATCATGCCCGGCCATTATACCAACGAGGCCTCCTCGCAGTCTCATACCGAGCAATTAAAATCTGCTAATACCAGGGCAGGCTCTTCTGCTCATCCAGAGGCCGATACTATCCTGGAGGGGCTGAAAAAGAAGTACGGGACAGGAAACTCCGTCCACTACCTGACATTGGACATATTGGTCAATGGCATCCGGGTCCCTGGCGCTCCTTTCTCAGGCGATGGAGGAACGGGGCTCTACATTGGCGACTCGCTGGACAACATCGATATCAGCAGCCTTGTTACTGTCGGAGTGAGGAATACAATAGAAGTCGTTTTGACAGAGTTCGGAGGACCGGGCCCGGTGAGGTGCTCGGTTTCTGGAAACATCAACGTGAATGCTGTAATTAGCGCATTCTAGGCTTTGACGGGAACGAGAAGATTGCCTGTCACTATGATCTGATTTTTCCCGTCCAGTTCTTTAATGCCCTGCATGGAGTCATCCAAAATCGTGATATGGGCGCCTTCCAGGTCCATCAGAACGTCTCCCTGAGGCTCGATAAAAACGTATTCTCCGTCCACCAGGGCGGCATTGATCCAATGTCCCTCGGGATATTGGGGGGCTTGGACGTTGGCCATGTAGATGTCCTTTTGGCCCGCTAGCGTGGCATTTATGGCCAGGGCGGCGGAGAAGGCCAGGCAATCGTAAGTGATATCGGTATAGACATTTAGGTCGGTCTGGTCGCTTTCCAGCCAGGCCTGGAGCTCCTCGGGAGTCATCGCCTGACATGGCAGAACCAAGAGCAATGCGACCAAGGCCAATTTCATGATTATAATTGCACTTTAGCACAATAAATAAGCATTGGTGAGGCTAAAATATGGGTGAATTTAAGCTACCAGATACTAAATTTGTGCCGAACATAGACGAAATTCCCATCACTCTGGCAAAACTCAAGGCCGTGATCGAATGGATCAACGATTATAACGTAGCTTCAAAAATGGGTCGAGACGATTCGGCTGGCGATCCAATACCGGCCCGGTACATAGGAAAAAATCGGTATTGGATATCAGAAGGCACTGGCATAGATGAAGCGGTAGGGGAGTATCCTCTGTTCTCCGTGTATGATCTGGATCCCAGGGGGGCAGAAGGACGAATTCTGCTGGTCCGCTACCGGCTGACCGACTCACGCGGCCGGCTAGTCCAGACCCAAGCAATGGCCGCAAAGCACATCCAGGCTTGCCGTCTGGAGGCCGAAAGGCGGGAGAGGATGGCCAAGAAAGATCCGAAACTGAACCAGACGGTGGACATCCACCTGCCCGCAATATTCACTCCTGAAAAGGCGAAAGCAAAGGCCCTGAGGGATCTATGAAGCTCGACAAGCAAAAAGCGGCCATACTGGAGAAGTTTGCCCCCGGTCTGGTGGCCGAAGTGAACCGCTTAATATGGCTCACTGAGGCCATGCATGATTTATTGATCCTCCAGGTTCCGTACACTGAGCAGAATTTGGACATATCTTTCCAGAATGTCAAGCACATGGAGCCGGATCTGGTTGCCAGGAAGGCTACCATCCAGGACCGCCAGGCCAGCCTCATCGAAGCTCTCCGGAGGCTGAACTGATGACATCGATGACCGATACGCTTCTGAGGGATCATACCTTCAGAGCCGTCCACCTGGTGGCGATCCTCCGGGCCCTGCAGGGATACTTTGTCATCCCCGGCCAGGAGCCTGCAATATCCCAGCGGGGGGCTGGCGCCAACATGAGCGTGGATGTCGGGGCCTTCAAGTATGTCCTTGCGGGGACCTTCGGCGAAAAGACAACAACGACGAATGTCGTAATAGGCGCGGCCGATGCAACCAAGCCCAGGATCGATATCATCTACGTGAACGCCTCCGGCACGATCACTGTCCTTGCAGGCACGGCCAAGGCCGTCAAGCCGGTGGGCGAAAGCACCTGGCAGAAATGGGAAGAGCCCTATCCGGCTGACATAAGCGGCACGCCCGGCCTGATCCTGGCGGAAGTCGAGGTTCCGGCGGCGGCGACCAGCATCATCAATGCTTACATCCGAAACTGTTGTGTGACACTACTGTAAAACTGAGGTAATTCTTATGAGATTTTCTATATTTCTTCTGGTAGCCTTGGCCCTGCTTCTGGCCGGAGCTGAGGCAAAGTATAGCCCTGGTCTGGAGATAGCCTCGGGGGCGGGGATTACGTTCTCCGGCACGGCCCCGGCATCGACAACTGGCGTTTTGTACAACGATTCTGGAACTCTGAAGTTCAACGGTGCGGACGTATCTTTGGGCGGCTATCATGCCCTGATCCGGGCAGAAGCCGGAGGTTATTTTGCGTATGC